CATATCGCTCAAAAAAAAAGGTTTTAAAATGGCCAAAGAATATTTTGGAGCCGTTCCCGCCGATGACCTACAGACCCATGAGATACCGATTGAATTAAGACAACCGATTATTATTCCAAGTAAGCCGCTTAAGGTTGAGCAGAAAGTTGATATACCCATTGAAATCAAAAAGATAATTGCGGCAAAAGAACCGGAAGTTGAACCCCAGATAAATCCAGAAGAAATAAAACCCGAAACAATTCCAGAGGAGAAAATCGGCAACGGTAATTTTGGGGTACTCCCACCTTCTGATAATAAAGAAAAGATATCGAAACCTATTGCCAGACGACCAAGAAAGGGAGGCAAGAAATGACAATGTACCGTATAATTTCAAAGAAAACCAAAAAGGAACAGATCATATCTGATAAGACCTGGGCTGAACTTGGGATGCTTGATAGACAGAAGAGATATAATGTCTTGGAAGAAATAACCGAAAAAGCAATTAAAAAGCCTGCGATTCCAGAAGAATTACAAAAACCAATAATAATTAAAAACACAAAAACAAAAAACAATGACTGATTCTGAAAAGAAAATACTTGAGGGTTTTTTGTCTAAAACCTTAAAGATAGACTCCGAGGGCATGTCCAACCTTTATAATGCGGACGGGGAATTAACCTCCCTTGACATAGCAGCAGAAGCAGATGCTTCACGAATCACAAAGTTAAAAAGCGATTCGTCTGATCAGTTCAAACGTGGCTTAAAAGAAGGAGCCTCAAAGATTGAGAAGGCTGTAAAAGACAAATATGAGGTTGAATCCGAATTACAAGGGGTCGAATTGATCGATCATGTTCTGAGCACAAAAATTGATGAAGTGAAAGGAGCTGGTGAGGATATTACCAAGCATCCTGAATTTGTCAAAATGCAGATCGATAAAGATAAGGCATTAAAAGCAAAAGACAAAGAGTGGCAGTTGAAACTTGATGAGGCTGAGAAGAATCATAAGAAACAATCGGTATTCAACAAGGTAAGACAAAAGGCACTCGATGAACTTGATGCGATGAAACCTATTCTTCCGGAAGATACAAAAAAGGCTCAGAAATGGAAAGATAAATTCATTGAGGAATTCACAAGGTTTGAATATCAGGAACAGGAAGATGGCGAAGTTGTCATCATGAAAAATAATGAGCCTGTAAAAGATAGTCACGGTTATTCAAAATCCTTCACAGAGCACGTAAAAGAAACTGCCAGTGAGTTTTTTGATTTCCAGACAGCAGAAAACAGGTCGTCATCTGGCAATCAGCAAGGTGATCCAAAAAAAGAACTGATAATCAAATCTGATGAAGATTACTTAAAGGCATCGCAAGCCGCAAAGACCCCAGAAGAAAGAATTAAAGCATTGGAGTCTTACGAAAAAAACAAACAAAAATGAGTGAAATTGGAGGAATAGATTGTGGATATTTAGCCATAATCCAAGCACAACAGGATCGCATCTGGGCCGATCCGATGAGTAATGTTGACCTTATCGCTGATGTTGAGTCAGCAAAGGCCGTACTTGAAAACCAACAGGTAACATTTACCGAAATCACCGGTAGTAAAAAGCGCAAATTATCAGTTGAATGGCAGCAGAAATGTGCTGTAACCACACAAGCATGTTCATCTGATTGCGACATTGACGGTGAAGACGTTGATCCTATATGCAAAGAGTATGAAATTGATTGCCTCCGGGAATCATCTTTCAAAGTTCCTTTGCGTGCTTATCGTGAACGCACTATTGAGCAACAGACAGCAATAGCAAAGAATATGCTGTACCATAAGAAAGCCCTTGATGAGTGGCTGGCTCAGTATGTTGTTACTGGTATTCATGCCGGAGCTGGCATAAACCTTTTTACCGGTGGTGTAGGAACAGTTGCAGGAACAACCACAACCATTAATGCAACTAACTGGGATGATTCTATCTGGGGTTATTTCAACCGCGTAATCAGGGCTAATAAATTCAAAGGGACATACATGCTGACAGGGGACAATCTCTATCAGTATCTTTTCAACCGCCAGCACGAGGCAATGACCGAAGCCGGAAAAGCAGCAATGGCAAAGATCGGATCAATATCAAAGATTTATGTTGATCCTGAGAATGTTGAGACGATTGCTGCAGGTCATACATTCCTGCTTCATAAAACTGCCGTTGCGCTTTTGAATAAAGCATGGAATCCATTGGGTGCCGCCAATGCAATTCAGAGGGCTGGCAACTATTGGGAATGGTCAGAAGCATCAGCTAACATACCTGGTATTTATTATGACATCACAATGAAGGAAACTTGCGTTGCTGATGAATTTTATCAGGCATATAAACTTAAATTGCATGGTGCATTTGAAACAAATCCTTTTCCATGTGATGAGGATAACACTGGCATATTAAGCTTTGTTTGTGCGTAATTAAAACATAATGCTTATATGAAAATAAAAGGATAGTCTTATTTTTGATTATCCTTTTATTATTAAAACACGATAGTATGAAATTCAGGTGTAAATGCAGAGACAGAAAGCCTCCAAAAAAGTAAATTATGAGCGTTCCGGTTTGTTTTGAAGAGATAATAGGATTAACAAGAACTGTTGACCCATGTTCAGATGCATATAATGTCACCGCCTCGATAAGTGGTTTATTTTTGGATGAACTACCAGGGATGAGCCTTCGTATCATATCAGATACAGATAATTCCACTACAATAATGGAGAAATATGAAAGAGCCTTAGAAAATGGCATACTTTCATTTAAGACTGATCTGATGCGCGAATTGATGAGCTATAAACAGCCTACTCGAAAACGTTTTTCTGGTGACATCGGTGGCAAAGGATTTACTTCTAAACTTGGAGCAGCGACATATTATGGTCAAAGGATGTATTCAGATATTCGCGGTGGTAAATTTATCCTTCGTGGCGTCTCGTTGATTCTTGATTCAACTGAGGCAGTTAATCTTGAAATATATGATGACTATGATTTGCTTTACACCTATACTTTAATGTCAGAAACTGGACGACCAAACAAAACAGATATTGCACCTCTTGAGCTTGACCTAAATACTAATTATTACTTTCTTATTAATCCAGTTGGAACTCCTTACCGCAATAAACTTACATGCGGATGTGGTGGGTTTCATTGGTGTTTTGATCCTGACCACACTTGTTATAAAACCTCCCGTGATGGATGGACCGAATGGGCTATGGTTGCAGGAGTTTCGGGAGATGACCTGGATGATCGCGCAAACTGGACCAGATGCAAAGATGCAAATGGCATGATCCTACATGGTAATTTTGAATGTAACTATGTTGATTCATTATGTACTATTGAAAGTGACTTTGCAAATAATCCTGTTGATGCCGGTATTGCATGGGCGGTGCTTTACAGAACTGCAATGTTTATGTCAACTTATATACTTGACACAGGAGAGGTTAATCGCTATTCACTCTTGGGAGTTGAACAGATAAATGAGTCAATGCTAAATTATTCGACGCGTTACGGGGAAATATTGACCTGGCTCGCTCAGAATCTTGAAGACGACAGAAGTGACTGTTTATGCTGCAAATCACCTATGGGATTTGGTAAAGTAAGCCAAAGGCTATGAAAAGCGAAGAGGCAATAAATATGATGAATAAAGTACAGACTGAGACAGTTAATGAGTTCGGTCAAATCATGTTACAGGTTGCCTCAACCGCAAACACCTTAATGAAACGGCGCATAGTTGAAAAAGGGCTTAATGCTTCAAATGCAAAATTCCCTGATTATACAACAAAATACAAGAAATACAAAACAGATACTGGTCATTATCGCGGTTTTGTTGACTTTACGTTTTCAGGTAAAATGATGAGTAATATACAAGTAATAAGTTCCGAGGGGGAGCATAAAAAAGGACGCGCGCGCATAGGTACAATGTCAGATAGTGAAAATGATAAACTGTCAGGCAACACAGATAAAAAGGGCACAATACTTGATTTGAATGAACAGGAGATAACAGAACTTTCAAAAATGATGGAAGAATCATTAGTTGAGGTATGGCATAAAAATGGATTATGAATAACAAGATAGCTAACATAGTAGTTGATTATATTAAAGACATTACCTGGGTTGACAAGCTTGCTGGGATGACCCAGATAGCTAAGATCAATGTTAAGTCAGGAGAGAATAATGTTGTAAAAACGTTTCCTATCTCATGCCAGATGTCTTATGATAGTCTTTGTAAAGATGGATGCTATGATGAACTGGCACCGAACTCAAATTATAAATCAGTTGTTTATTTTGAGGAGGGCAGTTTTTCTTTTACCCGACAAGAGGGCAACAAAATGTATTATGAGTCTTCGCTTCGATTAGTAGCATGGTTAAACTATAAGAAGATCGGTTCCGGCGGATGTGGTACAACAGGAGACTTTATAATTGACATCATAAAAGAATTACCAACTATTCCGGTTAATGTAGGCCATATATTTGGCTTGCGTACTTGGGTCGCCTCACAGGTACCGCGATCATTTGACATATTTGCAAAGTACACATACAATGAATCAAAGACTCAATTTTTAATGATGCCTTATGATTATTTTGCACTCGACTTGAGAGCAACATTTTATATAATTCCAGAATGTAACGAAAAAGCAACAGGATGCACGAGCTGCTAATGATAATAAAGGTTTCAGTAATATGTTATGTCATTGTGATTCTGATGAGTCCGGGCATGATATTTTACCCTTATTATAGATTAATAGATAAACTGCCTACTGTTATGTTTAAACCTCTTGGCGGGTGTCTTATGTGCTTTACTGGACAGGCAGCGTTATGGACTTATCTTATAACACATTTTCACAATTATAACTTTTTTGATCATGCCTTTTTTATTTCAGCATGTATAGCTTTAGTAATGTTAATTGATAAAATAATAGATTATGAGTGAACTTAGAATAGTAGATTTCAAAGATAAAAAGTTTGAATGTGGAGGCCGGATATTTTATGTTCAGGACTCACTTTCATTTAACCGTTACCGCGAATTGCAAAGATTGAGTATTGAATTTGGATTCTCTACCACATTTATTGATCTGTTTAAATCAGTGAATAAATGTTATGAATATGTCCAAAGTAATAAGAATTGGGGAGATCTTGCGGTAACACTCCATAATATTTTAATGGGTGTTTCAAAACTGGAAGAGAAAGAGGACCCAGCCTTGAGACTTTGCGCGCTTTTTATCAATGAGAAAAACGAGGATGTTACTGTTATCGATGAATTAGGAATGAAGGATAAAATAGAGTGCTGGAGTAAAGAGCTTGCAGTAAACCCTTTTTTTCTATTGGCAGTCAGCTATGTGGAAGGTTGGATGCCAGCTTACAAACTCACTACCCACAGTATTTCAAAAGAGAAGAAGGTAAAGGAATAAAAAGTCATTATAAACAACTTGTAGATAATGAAAAATACTGGAATGATCTCTTATATCTTGTGTGTTCGGGTGAAGCCACAGAGATAGATAGATTATGCCGGTTTGATGTGTTTGATTTTTTTGGTTTCATAACCAATTGGAAAAATAAAAATAAACCCAATGGTAAAAATAGAACTGGAAATAGTAGCAAATAACTCACAATATATTGTTCAGACAAAAGAGGTTGAGCAAGCCACTCAGTCTATGTATAATACTGCAGCAAGTGGTACCAGAAGACAAAAGGGACTTATTGAAGATTTAACAGAGTCGATAAAAGAGCTTGAAGAAAAAAGACGTAAAGCATTTACTACAGAAGGTATTGAAAAATATAATAAAAAAATAGCAGAAGCAAAAAAGGATTTAAAAGAGTATGAACAAGCGGGTGTTTCTGCAAATCAAAAGATAGAAAAATCGGGAAATACATTATTAAAGTCAGTAGGTAAATGGGCATTAGGTTTTGCCACTGTTGCGACTGCAGTTAAATTATTTAAGGGAATAATAGCATCAACAGAAACTACTACTCATGCATTTGAGAAAGCAATAGCAGAGGCGAGGGCAGGTGTGGGATATTTCTTTAAAAGTATAGCATCAGGAGATTGGAGTAATTTTGGTGAAGGGTTTCAGAACGCAATAAAAGGTGCAGGTGAATTTGTTGATGCAATGGAAATAATCACAAATAAAACTAACGAACAACTTATTCGATCAGCAAAATACGATAAAGAAATATCGGATTTAAGAACTGATACTTTTAATCGTGATGATGAAAATAATGAAAAAAGGAAAAAAGCTTTAACTGATATTATTGACTTACAAAAGAAAAAATATGATGAAGAAGCAACATTACTTGAATCAGTTTATCAGGCTAATTTAAAGAAAGCAGCTTCAGATAGTGGATTATCAGAACAACAAATAGAGAATTTTATTAGAGAATATTCGTCATTAGAGGAAGTAATTAAGGCTGGGGAGGAATATAACAAGATTACAAAAGCTATGAGACAACCTGGTAATAATGGGGAATATTTCATGGAACTTGACAATGAACGTAAGGCACTTGGAGAAAATGCAAAAGAGGCCGGTTTATATGTGAAACAAATTGGTAAAGTTACAGAAGAAACAAGAAAACAATTGGCTTCATATAGTGCAGATGCAATACAAAAATCTGCTCAGTTTAATGCAACAAATAGGCGTGATAAAATGCAGTTAGATGCATTGGACCAAGAGATGAAAAAAAAGGAACTTGATAGACTGAAAAAAGTAAAGGACGATGAGACAAAGCGATTAGAAGAATTCTTAAAAGATAGTTTACAATTAGAAGATGATTATGAAAAGTCTAAAATAGACAATCTTAAGGGATTAGATAAAATTGCAGCAGAAAGGCAATATCAATTAAAACAGATAGAGCTTTTACGAGCACATCTTGAATCATTAGGTACTTTAACTGATCAACATTATATATGGCTTGATGGCCTTATTTCACAAGCAAACAAAAAGGCTGAATTAGATCGCGCCGATTATTATAAAAAGGAATACGAAGATGCTAAACAGGCAAAAGAAAAGAAGCAGAAATTAGAGGATGAACGCATCGGATATGAACGTGAATTACGTGAATCAACATTAGATTTAATTGATAATAACGAACGCGAAGCACTTGAATTAAAAATACAGTTTGCAGAGGAAGATATTGCACTGCTTAAAAAACGTGGATCTGACGAAACAGATATAAAAGTCCGGTTATTAAGAATGCAGATCGAAGCCTTAAAAAAGGGATTAGAGGAAGTTGTTAAAGAAGAATCATTCCCCTCTATATGGAATATGATAGGATTGGGAGACAATCCAGAGGCACAGGATGCGATTAAAGAGGCTATTAAGGCAGTAAAAGATTCTCTCGATGAAATATTTGATGCGCGTGTTGAAGATGCAAAAAGAACCACTGACTTACTCGATGAACAGATAGCAAATACAAATGATGCACTAGCTAATGAGATTGAACTTGCAAAAGCCGGATATGCTAACAATGTTGATGCAAAACAAAAAGAACTTGCTGAATTAAAAAAACAACGCGAGAAAGCATTAAAGGAAGAACAACAGGCGCTCAAAGCACAGAAAGCATTAGATACGGCAAGTCAAATTTCATCACTTGTTACAGCCTCTGCGAATATATTTAAAAAAATGGCAAAAGATACAGTATCTACAATAATAGCCATTGCTACTATTGGTGTAATGTTTGGGGCTTTTGCTGCAGCAAAAATAAAAGCACAATCAGCTGCTAAACTTGCAAAAGGCGATACGGGAGTTGTGACAGGTAATCTCCATTCAGAAGGGGGTGAACGGTTCGGAGATCATATTGAAGTGGAGCGCGGCGAAGCCTGGGGAGTACTTTCGCGTCCTGCTACAAAAAAATACGGAAAGATATTTTCTGAAATGGTTAATTCATTCAATAAAGGCAAATTACCAACCGTATCAAATAATATAATAGTTGATACTGATAAAACGGTTCATGAACTTGTTAATGTAAAAGGCGAATTGGTAAAGATTAACCGTTATAATGCCGCACAAAAAGAGGTGCATCAACTCCCAGGAATGAGAATTGAAAGATCAGGACACAAGACGAGAATAATCAGAAATGTATAAATTTTATCTCACCATATCATCTTCGCGAATTGAGGTATTCCCATTAAACTTCAATAATACTACTCTTGTCGATGAACAAGAAAAAGATCAAATATATTACCGTCGTAAATTTAATGGTACACTTCAATTTATTGGGGATGATTTTGAATTATTACATATTACTGAATTAGCCTATCCATGTCAGGATATGTTACTTGAAATAGAACAGAAGGATTCAGGAGCAGATACATATCACTCGTATTGGGATGGATTATTTGCGACTGTTGATGGCAAGTTTGACCTTGACAGATGCACCTTTGATGTTACTCCACGTCCCAATGATAACTATGTTCAATTTGATGAGCATGCTAATGAACAATGGGGTATATTGGGATTAACGGCAGTAACCACTAATACATTAACACATGTATATACTCGGAATCGGTGGCTGATGGATGTTGTGAGGTTTTTAGCGGATAAAATCATTGATGGGATAACAGTGCAAAGTAATTTCTTTGAACTCGACACAAACTATATAACTGATACAGATAATGTTTATCAGCATTTAACTATTGCGCAAAAATCAGATATAAAACGGCCTACATCATCAAATCCAGCCACAAATGTAGTATTATCATGGAATGAATTGATGAACCTATTAAAGATGTTTAATGTATGGTGGAAGTATGACGGTACAACTTTATATTTAGAACATTATGATTATTTTACAAATAGCGCAGGGATGGATTTGCGCACTCAGAAATTAACTGAGAAAACAAATAAATATAGTTACCTAAAAGAAGAGATGCCGAAATATGAGAACTACACTTTTATGGAAGCCGGTAATATCAATTTTGAAAAAGGTATAATAAAATATGATTCTACATGCACAAATAAAGATCCGGAAAGTAATATTGCTGATTATGCTTTTCAAGTAACTACAGACTTAGATTTTATTGTAGAGAGTGTTGCCGATGCAGAATTAAATGGAAGTAATATAAATGATGAAGGGTGGGTTATACTTGCTAACTATCTTGATGGGGCAGATTATTACGTTTATTATGGCACCGCCTTTGACTCAGTCGATGCAGACTATAATATTGTACTTTCATGGTCATATTTATTAAGGATGCTGTTTTTGCATAACCGGGTTTTATCCAGTGGATATATTAACGGCACTTATTATGATTTTATCAGTGTCCGTAAAAATAAATTGCAAGAGTTAAATGCAAAGGTATGCTACTCAGATAGTTTTGATCCAGAGGATTATATACTTACTGAGTTAGGCATGACTTGGTTTTCAGGAGAAAGAGCGCAGGTAAAGACTGCGGCCCTAAAACCTTCAGGTGAGATGCGTTTTGAGTTACTTTATGGACCGGATAAGGATGAAACAGTAGTTTTGCCTACTCGTCCAAAGTCTATTCACATTGTAGTTGAAGAAAGTAATATATCAACGTATTTTTCAGAACCTAATCCTTATACCACTTTTTATTGGGTATGGTTAAATGATGTCTATTGCCAGGAAATAGAAATAGCAGCAGGCATTATGATCGATTCGCGCGGATTAGATCAAGCGCCAACTACAATAGCGTTTAATATAAATGATACATCTACAATAGGATGGGAGTTTATTTATAATGATAATGAAGGCATGGTAATGGCCGATCCTGATGATTGCGGTGCTGTTCCTCCCGTTCCTCCTGTTCCTGATCCTCCAGTTATTACCGCAACACAAGCGTCTAATTGTGCGCCAGTCGTCGTTTCATGGGCTGCTGTTGCAGATGCAACATATTATAAAATATATAGGTTCCCGAATGCATCATTAAATATGACCTGGGGACTCGTAAAGACAATGGTAGGATCAACTTCATGGAATGATATTCAGGCAGGTAATATAGATGCTCAGTTATTCCACTATCGAGTTACTGCCGGCAATATAGCAGGTGAGTCGGGCTATTCTAACATGGAATCATTAACAACAGCATGCATATAATATGTCAGTAATAGAAATACATAGTAAGAGCGAGCCACAACCGTGGATGGCATATAAATGTGGGTTATCTAATAGCAGATCATTGGATTGCTGCTCATCTCTATTTACTGATAATGATGCGTTATTGCCATTTCAGGTAATTTCTACAGGTCCGTTTGAGAAAATAGAAATATCGCCTTATGGTGAAGATTCGTGGACTGAAATAGCTCTGACAATTCACGAGGAACTTATTGAAGGGTTATGGTTTATTTCTTATCATGGGGATGCTCTTGCGGCGCCACTTACTTGTGGTACATATGATGTGCAATTAACTGCCGGGGGTGTATGGACTTTTGAGCCTATTACGGTAAAGGATTTTACAATAACTACAAATACTTTTATCGGTAAAGATTATCTAATGGGACCCTTAAGGTTCGGTGAACGGGTATTTAGTAATAAGCCTATCATTGCATCTGTTGACAGTTTTTTACCTTTTATGTATGCAACATTAAATCCATCAACAACTCCGGAATATTATATAGTTGATGAAGATGGAATAGAAACATTACTCACAATAACAGTTGATGTAAAAACTATCTCTGGTAAAACATATTATATTCATGAGGCAGAATGCTTTTATCCATTTTTAGCATGTGGTAATTATTATCTCAAGATAGTTGATGGAGCGTTTACTTATTATTCTGTTTGGTTTCATGCAGAATCAAATATTAATGATATTGCGGATGGATATAGGCCAATATTAGGTAGTGATTATAAAATAATATTAACTGATAATTGTGAAATCTCACTAACTGATTGTTCAAATATTACCAAATACGGGATGCTTTATAACTATTATGTTATATCTAACGCTAAAGGTATTGCACCAGATGGATACCACGTACCAACGAGAACAGAATGGCTTACATTAACTACTTATTTAGGAGGGGTTTTAATAGCTGGGGGACCACTAAAAGAGATTGGGTATGTGAATTGGTTATCGCCAAATACTGGTGCAACTAATAGTTCTGGATTTTCAGCAATAGGATCGGGTCAAAGACGTGACGATGGATCATTTCTGAGTACAAAAGCCGTTTTTTACATGTGGTGTACTACATTATTCGGAGCGGGATCAAATTACATTTTACCTATTCAATATAATAGTATTGAAATATATGCCTCAATAGCTAAAACATTTAAAACCGGATGTTCAATAAGGTTTATAAGAGATTCATTATCTGGATATATAGCAGGAGAAAAAATCATTGATTATGATGGGAATGAATATAATACCGTACAGATAGGTACGCAAGTTTGGATGACAAATAATTTACGTGTAACGCATTATAGTGATGGCACGGAAATTCCACACGTAACATCTGCATCAGAATGGGCATCATTAGCTACGGGGGCGTGGTGTAACTATAATAATAATACTGATTAGCCATGAATAAATACTTAAGATTAGAATACTGGAATTCATGTGATCTTGGTAGCATTTACTACCAGGGTGGCATAAAGTTTATAAAATATTTAGATGCAGATGTGGGTGAGCCTTTTTATGAAGAGGTTGAGGATGGACAAGAAAACGGAGACGGTGATTTTGTAGCGACTTTCCGCCGGCAGATAAAGAAATATACAATTCGTACTGAGTTACTGCAGGAGTTTGAATGTGATGCCTTAAAACGTATGGAATTGCATGATAGCATATATCTTACTTTAAAGACAGGCGAGATAGTTCAGATGTTCAACGTATCTGTTGAAGTTGAGTGGATGTTTGAGGAGAAGTATTATGCAACATGCGTGATAACATTTGATATAGACGAGAAAATTACGGTATCAGCTTGTTGTGATAATTTGACTGTAGAATAAAACATTATGCTTATAAACATAAAACAGAGATAAAGTAAATTTGAGTATTAATTTAAAATAAAAGAAAATGAGCGTTTTAGTACTTCCTACATGTCCAACTGATTGCGCAGGGTCACTGCCAATAGTGGCATTTGATGAGTGCGCTCCTGAGGTTCATTATGGTGAGGTCGCAAAGTTGTATGTAGCTAAGGCTGATGCTGCCGACTTTACTAATGTTGAACTATTGGCCGAGTGGACTGCAAGATTATCTGAGACTGATACAGGAGCTGACAAGATACGTGAGCTTACTATTATCGGCGATCTTCCTATCCCGGAACAAACAGAACAGACTATTTCCGGCGATCGTACTGTTGTGGGATTTAAGCAGTTTGTATTGAATGTTCGTATTGACGAAACAAACGATACTAACTATAATTTCCTTCTTCAGTACGAATGTAATGTGAAAATCAAAGCATGGTTTGAAACTGCTGATGGTGTTCTGTATGGTGGCAATGAAGGTATTGAAGGGACATTGCGTCTTAACAATATGATTCCTGAAGCACGTACTGATGTTGCTTCTTTCCAGGGCACTTTAAAATGGAAGAATCAATTCTCGCCTCTGAGATGTGCGTCTCCTATGGCATAACGATAAAAATTAAATAAAATGGCTGGAATACCAACATGTACGACAATGCCGGCGGGCTTCTTAGAGTTGCTTGCTTCGACATTAATGGTTGATGCCGCAGGTGAAATTCAGGGATTTAATGTCATTATAATGGCTCCTACTGCTTGCGACTGTGTACCTTATATTAATTGTGATAACAATCACCTCTCTCCCGATGAAGTCTTACGCAATGCGTTTGCTCTCGATAATTGTGGCAAATTGGCTATTAAATTAGTCAACTGCGATGGAACTGCTGGTTTTACAAGAGTTGAATAATGGGATGCGGAGCAAGTGGTTATCCTGGTGTGGGCGTTCCTAAAAATGAGTTAGGGAATTACACTTCCTGTCTCATCAACGGAACTGACTCTGACATCGGAGTAATCAATATGACAACTCAGGCAAGTGATTTTATTCTTGATCCTGATACGGATTATTCCGACAAAACATTTAAGATCTGTGTTGAGACTACCGGACCTATTGAAGTTCAATTAGCTGATGGGTCAAATTTCACAATAACACAGATTCAAACTGACAATAATCTTGGTCAATGGCTGCCTCTTAATATCTTAAAGGTATATAAGACAGGTACTACAGGAACTTTCTCAGTAGGTCACTAATGGAATGCAACGGAAAGATTCAGACATTATTAGAAGCTTTGGCTTTTGCATTAGTAAAAGATTCAAGTGGTAAAGTTCATTTGAATCTTGAACTTCTGCAGTGGGTTTTCATGTCGAACAAGACACATTGGGCAGTTCACAAATATCAACAAAATGATTTAAAATGGATTACATGATGGGAATAGGAATATGTAATAGCATCGGCGGCGGCGGGGGAGCGGCAAAACCAATAAAATGGCTGGAAGATTTATTTACTACTGATCTTGCTGCTGGAAGTGTAAATGGAACATTAGCTGAGCCTTCTGGCCATGTTAGAACTGTTCTCGATAGTGGAAATAAAATAAGCTTATCGGGCGGGAGTGCCGTTGTTAATCCTTATTCCACGGCAGTATATGGCGAACCCCGATTATCATATCCAATGATAAGTTTATCTGAGGGCCTTTGTGTTGATATAATAGCAAAAAAAGGATCGACCGGAGAAATGGCGGTTGGTGTATATGGCCTGATCGAATATTATTATGACTATTACTATTTTGATTACTTTATAAATGTCACAGGGGCTGGATATACTGCCGGCACTTTCTATAATTTCAGAATAATATCGGGCACAGATAGAATATACTTTTTTGTTAAAGGAGGAACGCAATATCCTTCGTGGTCGTTATTCAAGGTGATGACCTCAAGCGAAGAAACTAATGTTTATCCTATAATTAGTGGACATACTTCTGTGGATGCTGGGGTAAGTAGTGTAAAAGTATTCAATACGACATTTGCAGAGTTAGGAAAACGGGGTATAACAATTAATGCAGCACCTTGGTCGCTTACACAACCGTCTTCAGATGGGTGGATAGAATTTTCATGGATATGTGCAGCCTCAGAAGTATTAGACATTGCATTTAGACAGACAGATGCAACTCATAGGCTCATTGCCCGTTTCGATGTCGCAGCAAACACAATGTCAATAATTATAGATAATGCAGGAGAGACAACCTTAGCTTCTTCCGCAATGACATGTGTTGTCGGAGTATATTATAAGATAATAGTTAAGTTTATCGGAACGTCCATTTCTGTCACTTTGAGCGTAACTAAATCTGTTTCCGGCACATCATCATTCAATCAGACGGCTACCGAGGCAAATGTAACGGGATTTACAAAAGGGTTTGATCTTATTGCATGGCCATATACATACGATGATGCAGATTTTACGGAAGTATCTCCAAGAAAAACATATAATATTTTTGCGGTAGGTGACTCAAAAACACAAGGAGCATCCGATGTTAATGGAGTCATAAGAGGGGGATACTCTCCGCTACTCTGTTCTATGATTAATGGGAATGAAGTACCGGATAAGATAGGGATAAATGGTATGCAGACTGCTACTTTAAAGACTAATATTGATACATATTTGGCTGCAAGAGCGGGAATACCCGACTATGTACTTTATAATATGGGAACAAATGACTCTCCGGGATTCGATGCTACTTGGATAACAAACACAGGATATATATTAGATGCCATTCATACCAAATATCCTACAGCAAAAATATACTGTGTGGTCACGTGGCTAAGATCGACAGGAGCCGCCGGTAATACTGCTCATAGAAATGCATTAACAACTGTTCTTAGCACGAGATCATCATTTGCTTCATTCGGTATAGATGAGTTAACCGTTCTTGAAGCCGGGGATGACGGAGTAACCTATACACAAATAGACGGCGTTCATCCAAATAGGGCAGGATATAAAAGAACCGCATTAGCATGGAAAACAATCCTCGGATTATGAAATACACCTTCTATCATATCGGACTAAGCCTATTTGTAACATGGATGATAGCAATGACCATTTGGATATGGTTAGATATACCCATTATTGCGATAATTACCGGATCAGTTATTACTCTTTCCATCGGGATTTATAAGGAGGCCGTGAAAGATGAGTATTTCAGTTGGTGGGATATGGGGTGTAATATTTTCGGGATTGGATTAGGAGATTTAATATTTATGATATGTGTCTGAGAAAAATATTTTGTGGTCATCCACAACCGCCGGCAAGCAGCAAGAGAATGCTGTTAAGTCTAAGTATTAACGATTACAGAGGTGAAGAAAACGACCTTAACGGCTGTATTAACGATCAAAAGAACCTATCCGCAAAGCTGAAAGAGTTATGGCCAGATATTCAGATCAAAACTTTTCAGGATAACGAAGTCACAAAGGAGCGTTTTTGTTCTGAAGTTATGGACGCATTTAAAGACATGCCGGCGGGAGAATTGATGATACATTACAGCGGTCACGGAACAACCATAAACGATACAAGCGGGGATGAGCCGGACGGCAAAGATGAATGTTTATACGCTTATAATACAGTGATTACAGACGATGATTTGAACAACCTATTTTCCGGTAAACCTGCAGGACTTAAATTATCGTTTTTATCAGACAGTTGTTTTTCCGGCAGCAACACGCGCGCGATAGAAACAAAAGCCAGGTTCCTACATTACCCGGGTCAGAACAATACCGGCAAAGTCCGCAAAAGATTTGCAAGTAAGCCGCTTACATGGGTGACAATATCCGGATGTAAAGAAGATCAAACCTCATCTGATGCGATTATCGGAGGCGTGTGGAATGGGGTATATACTTATTATGCTGTTAAGACTTTATCGAAAGGTATGACATTCCGGGAATGGGCAGAGGCTACAAAATACGCACTTAACAAAGCAAGGTTTGAACAGGTATGCACCATTGAGGGGCCAGACAATTTACTTGATAGTATTGTGTTTGAATAAATAAAGGTGTAGATTTGATTTTTAAAGTAAAACTAAAAATATAACAAATGAAAAAGAAAACATTTTTGATTTTGGGATTTCTACTTTTGACGGTGGCCATATTTGCACAGGACACTATCAATGTTATTCATAACCAAGGCGAGTCTATTCTTGACTTCCTGAAAGGGAACTGGAAGGGATTGGCACTTCTGGTACTACTGTTTGTTTCTGAGTGGATGGGAGAAAGCGAATCTATCCCGGAAGGATCCATTTGGAAAAAAATAGTAAACTGGGCACTTATGTTTGTCAGGTCAAAAAAGAAATTGAAAAGCAAAAAAGCAAAGTATCTTAAAGTACTTATTTTGGGCCTGCTTATTTCCGGAATTGGAATGTCTGCATCAGCTCAGACAAAAAATAAACTATTTACTCCTGTTACATACGCCCAATTAATTAACGCACAGGGAGTTAGGGGAATTGATAAGGTTGCCGACGGTGCATTTATCCTGAGATTTCAGGCCACGCTTGCAGCAACCGTAAGTAAGTACGACAGCGAAACTAAAAAGGTAGTAAGCACACCATTAAGCAGGATTGGGGGAGGTTTATCCTATGCCCATTATATCCCTGTTGACGGTGTGCCCGTAAATAACTACTCCTTTAATGCCCTTGTCCTTATACCTACCGATGCAATTACTAATGTTGGAGCTGCTTTGACAGTCTCAATATTTAACGTCAATGTCGGTGTGCTTTACGACTTTGTAAAGGATAGCCCATTTAAGGACAATATCGGATTACTCACAGGCGTATCACTAACATTTTAAGTCATGGCAAAGAAGAAAAAAAGGGATCCAGACAATCCACCGGTAGAACCAAAACCGCCAATCCCGGGGAAACCATAGGATGAAAACAAAAGAAATCATAAGGAACATTGCGATCGGAAATACAGTTTTATTTCTGGTTGTGATGTTCTTTTATCTTTTGGCAGATAAAGCAAATTCAACTATCAGCCTAAATGGGTGGTTTGCTATCCATGCAATAGATACAAATATGCTTATCATCTCATTAATTGTCATTGTGATGACTTATGTAGGTTATCGTTTTGCGTTATTTTTGGGGATCGTAATGATTCCTGTTTTTATTCTAAAGTGCATTTATACAGTTCTTTGTTATTTGCAACCAGAAAAACAATCACAACAGATGTGGCAAAACACTTGGAGTATGGTTGTCGGATTTGCAATAGCCGCATTTATAATCATTTATTTATTTTGGTACCATGAGGAACGTGGAAAAGATAGAGAAAGCATTTAATCCGTATCATTTTTTGATATATGCAGCAATAGGATTGGTATCTCTGACTATTGCTGTTTATGGTTTTATTGAAAAAAGCAAACAGGATACTAAGGATAATATAAAAGAGGCCGTCGCCCCATTATATCGTAACGATTCAATAATGTTAAACCTTATCCGATCAGACATTATGCACTGGCAGGAAGAGCAGTTAAAAAGTTCCACAATAGTAAAATATATCAACGATCCTGAACTAACAAAAAGAATAAATGAACAATCTGAACTCATTCAGGGGTTAACAGAGGAGTTAAAAAAAAACGATTACAGGACAGCCTCCGGCAAAGGCGCATCATAAAATATAAACCAGTCATTAAGGTTGTGAAAGTCAATGAGTCCGATACCATTCGATCCTGAAAAAGTCACCTTAACCCTCGATGATGAGCGTAAGGTCAGGAATATAGTTGAGTACACCATCAGTCCTATTGAAAATGACATGAAGGACATGAAGGGTAACATGAAAGACATTATTTTTGATGCTGTATTAAAGGCTCTCAGAGCGCATCAAAAAGAGAATTGTGATAAGCATAAGGAGCAAACGGCTGCGAATACAAAGAGAATACGTGTGCATGATTGGTGGTTGTGGATATTATCGGGAGCAGTTGCGGCCATAATTTTGAAGATAATCATTGCGCTATGACAACCATTGAAAACTTTTACCCGTCTGAATTAGTCTGCAAACATATATTTGCAGTGTACGGGGGCGACTCTTTAAAATTCATTGATCCCAGGTTGAAGTTATGGATCGAATGGTTCCGTTCAGAAATTGACAGGCCGGTAATAGTCAACAACAAAGATTACAATCAAAGGGGCTACCGCTGTAATCTGTGCGACCTGGTGAAGGCAAAGACAGATAAAGGTGATTTATACCTTTCCGCTCATACACGCTTTCAGGCGGTAGATTTCGAGGTTGAGGATATGGGTTCCGAAGAGATCAGGCAATGGATTGACAGGAATAAAAAAGATATGCCGGTTGCGATAAGAGTAGAACGGGGAACAAATGGTTGGTGCCACATTGATGTTTGTAATAGTTCTTATGAAAAAATAATATACTTTGATAGTTGATGCGGGTCTGATTTTTTCATATCTTTGTTAAGGTTAGTTTTTTCATAGTTTCAGGTTTTAGGGTTAGTTATTGAGGGGCGAGAGGTAGCTTTAACGGCTGCCTCTCTTTCATTTGCATAAATCAGAAATGTTTTATATCTTTACTTTGTGATTATACGAGGTCACAACATAAGAAATTTAAGGTTATAACCGTAAAGCCCCATTTGTGCCTCGTATCACATTTGGGGTTTTTAAATTATACGAGATGAAAGAAATAAAATTAAGTCAGTACGGAAAAAATAGAGGTAAATATGTTGCATTAGTTGATGACGAAGATTATGAATATCTTAATCAATGGAAATGGCATGCTCAAAAAACACAAAAAGATAAAACATACTATGCAATAAGATCGACTAAATTATCTAATCTAAAAGCTATTCTTATGCATCGTGTAATAATGAATACTCCTATTAATTTAATGGTAGATCACATAGATCATAATGGATTAAATAATCAAAAAACAAATTTAATAAATTGTTCTAATAGAAAGAATCAGTCAAATAAGCTTAATAGTAATAAAAAATATATTGGCGTATATAAACCTAAAAATAAGAATAAAGTAAGGGCACAAATAAAGATTAATAATGTAAGGATAGAGTTAGGCTATTTTATTACAGAGGAAGATGCTGCAAGAGCATATGATGAAGCCGCTAAAAAATACGGAGGAGAATCTACGTCAATAAATTTATCTGAATAATTTCAATATTTATGATTTATATCATATTTTATGTTATTTCTATTGTCGAGATTTGTGGAAAATAAAGCTGATATGAAATACAAGGTATTAATGTGTAATGATGTAATGGTTGACTTTGGTCGACTTATAAATGGCATTTACGCTACTCCTACGCCTCACTTATGGCCCTCTAATACTACGAGAGAACATTTGTCGAGTGGATTTGAAATGGTCTACACAGATACTCAGATCGCCTCTGTAATTGAAAATTTCAACCGGTGTTCCCTTGTTGATGTTGAACTAACCATATTGTAATTATGAAAGTAGAATTTGAAGATTGGGATCAAGGATGCGACATAAGCCTTATTCCCGAAACGGTTGAAGAAGCCGCATCGCTTATGAGGGTTGCTCAAAATACAAAAAGGGAACCCGCATTTATTAGGTTTTATTTTAAAAAAAAGACCTACTTAAATATATTCATGAGAAAACGGGCAACCTCAGTACAAAAACACGAAATAACTAACCGATGAAAAGAGTAAGACTAATCACCACCGACAAGCACAACGGTAAAGAGGCAATAAGCCGGACTCCGTTACGCAACAGATATTTTTTTGAGGGGGCATGGCAAGGGGTCAAATTAAAGAAAATTGACGATCCTGAACTATCTGAAATTACTGGCTATGTTCATCCTACAATCCTGCGTGATGCTCAGATAATCGAGACGGTCGAGGTTGTATATGCTGACCTATCCGATACATTTGATATTCGCGTCCTGATTGATCATGTCGAATGCGAGACCCCTAACCGGGTCCATGAGGCCACAATTCAACGACAACTCTGCCAGCTAAGACAGAATGGCAAACTGAACTACGAGGTTATTGACTCTTCAAAAGGGACTTACCGAAAGCTGCCTGTCATGTCAAAGACTTGTACCGAACAGGTTAAAATGGAATTTCAGCCGGACTGGGAGAAGCGGTTTGTGAAGTTTCTGAAAGAAGAAGGGGCGTATGAAAATTTTAAAGCGAATATAAAAAACCCAGTTTTACATTCACAAAATATCCCTCTTACACTTGAGGAGGTTTTTAATTCAGGTATGACCGGATATTTAACGATGTCATTTATTTGGAATAAGAGCAAACAAGGATTTGTCTATTGGAATAAATTGGATTATAAATGGAGGGCAATCTATAATGGCAAGAATTGAACTATCACAAAGCACGCTGGCAAAGATCAGGGAGGCAATAAAAAAGCAAGAGTTGGGTTTTATCCACAATGATTTGCATATCCTAATCATATACACTGATAAAAATATAACAGTGCGAAATAAACTTACAGGACAGAAACTTGAAACTACCTGCCGGGACAGAAGGTTAATATTTAAATACTTCGAGAAATGAACGCAAAAGAATTGAGAATAGGCAATAAGTTTGAATGTATGGGTATGATTCAAACTGTTTTTGAATTGTGCGATAATACCGATAGGGGAAGAATAACCCAAGCCGGGTATGAATATATAATCAGGTGCGAAGAGAATGCGAATCAATATAAGCCTATTGAAATGCAGCCCATCCCCCTGACCGAAGAATGGCTATTGAAATTTGGGTTTACAAAAAGCTATGAGGGATATGGAAGTCCCCGTTTTTGTAAAGGTATAAACGCTGAATGTCTTGATGTATTGTCGGTAAGGCATTATTATATGGGTGGCTTTATTTGGGGATTTGATACAGCGCAGGAACGATTTATAGAAATAGGACAGCCAAAGGCTATCGTGAGCGTCCATGAGTTGCAAAACTTTTGGCACGTATTAACCGGCGAAGAACTAACAATTAAGTCATGAAAAAATCCCTCATAATTCTGCTTCTTATCTGCCTCCCAGTTGCGGCACGACCACCGGCGGCAATGATAAGCTATAATCAGAGCCTAACAAACTGGCTATATCAGGCACCAATGACTTATGACAACATAAAGTTAGCAATGGACTTGACCGGCATAGTTCACCCTGAAATAGTCCTTTTGCAAATAAGGCTCGAAACAGGCAATCTAAGCTCATCGCTTTGTCGGAAGCACAACAACATGGCTGGCATGAAAAAACCGGCAGTAAGGTGCACGACAGCGACAGGAAAGACAAAGAACGGTTATGCTTATTACGACACCTGGTTTGATTCGATAATTGACATAGGGTTATTTCAACAGTATTATATTCAAAAAGGCCGGGATTTGTCGGATTATGAAAAGTTTTTGACAGGGCTGTATGCTGAAGATCCGTTGTACCTGGTAAAATTAAAAAGATTATGTACGAATATCTAACCGAATTCGAAACCGGCCATTACCTGATAGTAAAAGACGGTGAGAGATATGCTGAATTTATAGATCATGCGTTCGGTATGGCCTGTTATAATCTTTTGATGTCGATTGAGGTCGAGAAGTTGCGGGCAGAGATGAAAAAATAACTTTAAAGTAGATATCTTTATGATTATACAAAGAGAATGGGCAATGCCATCGAAACGCACATTTATTATTAAACCAATTTCAAAACTAATATCAAGATATGTCGGTGATGGAAGGGGATGGATTGACCCATTTGCAGGGGAAAACTCGCCTGCTGAAATTACTAATGACTTAAACCCCGATAAGCCGACAAAGTTTCACTTACACGCCAAAGAGTTTGCGGCACAATTAACAGGAATTTATGAGGGGTGTTTGTTTGATCCGCCTTATTCATTGCGACAGGTTAAAGAGTGTTATGATGCTATTGGAGTTAAGTTATTTCAGGAAGATACACAGCGATTCCCGCAAAATGTGAAAGAATTTATTTCGCCCAAAATAAAAACAAATGGACATGTCATAACGTTTGGGTGGAACTCTCAAGGATTTGGAAAGAATTTAGGATTTGAAATGGTTGAGATATTGTTAGTACCACACGGACAAGGGCATAATGACACCATTGTAACGGTAGAACGTAAGATTGCAACATTGTTTTGAAAAGAAAGTTGCGGGCAGATGTACGCAAAAATAGTACGACTGAAAAATAACTAATAAAAAACTATATCACATGGCAAAATATGAATTTAAGATAGTATCTGCACATGAAGATTATATAGGTACTCATGTTAAAAAGGCATACAAAGAGGGATGGGTGCCAGCAGGTGAAGCATCAACGCAATATCATGGCTCTCCGACAAGTGCCGTTTATATTTATATTCCTTTTAAGCGCAAAATAAAAAGACGATTCTTTTTAAAATAATTGTGAAACATGACTTTTATCATTGTTTTTGCCTGAAAACGGATATATCTTTACTATGTAATCAAAAACAAACGTCATGAAAACCTGGTTTATTTTAAGAAGATATGAGTTCGGCGGGTGCATTAGAAACATAGCAGTAGATGCAAAGAACACCGAGGAGTTATTAAATAGAGGATTTTTAAAGGGAGATGTAGTAAAGATAATAACAGAGGAGAGTGATTATATTTACAGACATTACAATGAGGTTTATACAGCAAATTAATTATGAAACTAACCCTTAAAACCCTGACCGCCTACGTCATAATCGGGCTTACCCTGATCGGACTCGGGGCATACGGCACAATATTATTCACTTTGTTTGTGCTTTCAAAAGTAATCGGATTTGTTGAACCTTTAATAAAATAAGATATGGAACTAATTGAAAAATTGATGTTACAAGATACAGCAAAAAATAATTCTGACTTCAGAATGTTCAAAGCCATAAAGGTCGGTAAATATTATATGAGTGTACAGGGCAGTACAGGACATTATTGTTCTCCAAGAACGACTGTCAGTCCAGATGTATATTCGCGAATGGAGTTAGCTATTATAAATAAACACGAATCAATGGTTAGTATAAATAGGAGCGTGTTATTACGCAAGTTTAAAAGATATGATGAACTCGTATCTCGTGCAGACAGTCTGAATTCTAATGCTACTGTTTATGGATATGTTTCTGTTGATTTACTTAACGATTTATACCTATATCTAAAGAATCAATAATCATGAACACACTACCAAATAGCATGACCCTCGGAACGCACCCCTGTAACTCAGAGGTTGACGGGCACGGAAATGCTACACTTGCCGAAGTAGCTGAAAAACTGAACATCACTTATAAAGATGTGATAAGGGGCTTTGTAAAGGGCAAGGTTTATTTCGGACTGACAGAGGTATATGTATTTGCGAGGTTCCATTATTCAGGAGCAGATGGAGCTTTTCATATTGACAATATCTTAGCTTCAGTCAATGGCCTGAAATACAATAATGACGAACGTCACACTATTTCTATTTTTCTTGAGGACGAACTTATCGAGGTATACGAAAATGAATGCAAAAAGAGTCCTGCTGTTAAGTTTCAGAAAAAACTAATAGATACAACAACATTTTAACTAAATAATCATGAACACTGAAATTGTAAAATTAAATCCTGCTGAATATGGTCTGAAAGAGGACGAAGTTCAGCCAATCGAAAAGGCTTTTATGCCGAAAATTGTAGAGCGTGAAGCCCTGAAACCAATGTATGAGGCATTGATAACCGAAGAATTAACTCCCGCTCTTTGCGTAAAATCAAAGGAATTGCGCCTGAAGCTTGTCAAAGTTCGTACCGGCATTGCAGAAATCCATAAGACCCAAAAAGCCTATTTTCTGGCTGCCGGACGTTTTGTTGACGCATGGAAAAATAAAGAAACTCTTCCGGTTGAGCAAATGGAAGAGAGGCTCGAAGCTATTGAAAAGCATTTTGAAAACCTCGAAAAAGAACGCAAACAAAAAATTAGAGACGAACGTCTTGCAGAATTACAGAAATATGAGGTTGACGGCAGTCTTATGATGTTGGATGAAATGCAGGACGACATTTGGATCAATTACCTTGCCGGTGTAAGGTTGCAATTTGATGCCAAAAAAGAAGCTGAACGGAAAGCAGAAGAAGCCAGACTTGCAGAGATTGAAGCAGAAAAGAAACGACAGGAAGAAATCAGACTGGAAAATGAACGTCTGAAAAAAGAGAAAGACGCACTACAAAAGAAAGCCGATGCCGAAAGAGCAAAACAACAGGCTGAAATTGCGGCAGCTGAAAAAGCACGTAAGGATGCAGAGGCTAAAATGTTAGCACAGGCAAAGGCAGACAGAGAAAGACTCGAAGCTGCAAATGCTGAAAGAGAAAAGGCAGAAGCAGAACTGAAAGCCAAAAGAGAAGCAGATGAAAGAGCCGCCAAGGCCGAACAGGAAAGACTACAACAGGAAGAGATTGCAAGGCAAAAGGCTGAAAAGAAAGCCGCCGCTGCTCCTGACAAAGAGAAGCTTTTGAAGTTTGCCGAAACAATACAGGCTATTGAGCTCCCGAAATTAAAGACCCCTGAAGCTGCTGAAATATCCGCTAATGTAAAAACATTACTTGGCAAGGTTAACGCGTACATAATCGAAAAGGCAAACAACCTGTAAAAAATAATTAAGAGAGCATGACTTTTATCATAGGATAGTGTCAGCTCTCTTTTTACCTTGCAGAAAAAACAAGACTATGGAAAACAAATCAGAAAAAGTACACTGGCATAAAGTATTTCTGTCAGACTATCTCGGGGCGTGTGACCTCGAAGAAGGTAAGGACATTAAAGTCGTCATCAAAAACGTATCTGTAAAGCAAGTTAAGGGATCGGATGGTAAATCCCAGGAGCGGAACGTTGCGACCTTTACCGATGCGAAAATAAAACCGATGATCCTGAACGCTACAAACTGCCGGATAGTTAAAAAATTTGTCGGTAGTCCATACATTAATGACTGGGTAAACGTGCCTGTTCAGGTCTACATCAAATCAGATATTAAAGCATTTGGCGACGTTACCGAAGGGTTACGCATCAGAGAGACACAACCTAAAATGGACAAGCCTAACCTTGTCCCGTCTCTTCCGGCATGGCAAAAAGCTATTGAGTATCTGAAGGGTACCGGTACGATTGAGAATATCCGGGCAAAGTGGGAATTGTCAAAAGAGAATGAGGAACTTTTAAAAGCCGCTGTATTATGATTAAGTTCTATGATATAGATCAAAACTCCGAAAGCTGGGACAGCCTCAGAATGGGTAAATTTACGGCCAGTACTTTTGGTGATATTTTTATGAGCAAGACAACTGCCGGATATAACAACGCCATTACTAAGGTAGCCTTTGAGAGAGTCACCGAAGAATCAGAAGAAAAGTATAGTAATAAGTGGATGCAGCGGGGACATGAAAAGGAACCATTTGCCCGTGAAAATTACGAACTACTTACATTCAATACTCTTGAAAATGGGGGGTTTTATGAATATTCTGATTTTATCGGTGCGTCTCCTGATGCTAAAATAACCGGACAGAACGGAGGGTGTGAATTTAAATGTCCGTCATTTCAAATGTATCGTGAATATCTCGAAACAAACAAGCTGCCGAAAAACTACTTTTGGCAGGTACACGGGCAAATGTTATGCACGGGATGGGATTTTATTGATTATATGCCGTTCTCATCTCCAAAATTGAAACAGATACTCATAACAGTAAAACGTGATCCAATTATTTTGGAACAGCTTGAAGAGAAGTTAAACGAAGCAATCAAAGAAGTACAAACTTTAATAGAGCAGATAAGACAATGAAGAATTTAAGCATTTTGATAGGCCGGGCGGGAAAGGATCCCGAAGTCCGAACTACACAAAACAGTAAAGTCGCATCTTTCAGCCTTGCCACAACCGAAAAGTACAAAGACAAGGAAGAGACTCAATGGCACCAAATTATAATTTGGGGTAAGCTTGCCGATGTAGTTGAAAAGTATGTAAAAAAAGGCATGCTTTTAGCGGTCGAGGGTAAAGTAATTTACCGAACTTACGACGACAAAGACGGGAATAAAAAATACATCACCGAAATTGTATGTCACTCTATGACAATGCTGTCAGGTAAAGAACCAATACATCAAACTGAATCATTCGATGCTGGCCCAAGTGAACCACAATATCAAAAGCAGCCGGAAACCAGAGAGGACATTTTGAACGCACCTGATGAACCGTTCAATGACATGCCGTTTTAATCTGACCCTGAAATGAAGAACTGCAACGCAATTCTCTGCGACACCGATGAAATTATCGCAGAGGACAATTCCGAAACGAGACATCAGAAGATGATCCGAAAGGTAAAAGACAAATCCGGAAGCGGAGACGTGACAGGCTGCACAAAGATAGCTGCAGATAAATTAACATTTTATGTTAAACCCAATCAGGACATAACCGCCCGGCTCGAACATTACCGGATAAGGTATCCTGATGCAAAAATTGTGAAGTGATGAGCAGGAAATTCAAATTTAGAGCATGGGATTCAGTAAATAAAAATATGGAATTAAATGTACACCTTTTGGATTCATTTAATGAAATATTGCATAAAGAAAAATATAATGTTATGCAGTTTACTGGATTCAGAGATAAGAATGGCAAAGATATTTATGAGGGTGATATTATAAAACAAACAATCCCCTATGATCCTGAAACAAAAACAGATGAATTTATTGAAATAGATAAGGTAATCTATGATGATGCTATGTATCAGATAGATGGTTATCCACTTTATGTTTGCCTTGAATTTGATTGTGAAATTATAGGCAATATTTATGAAAATACCGAACTGCTTAAATGAAAAAACTAACCTATAAAGCTCGAAAGGAAACCGATACAGCACCATTAAAAATACAGGGCCGGGTGGTAATGGAACATGACATTACCACCCTTAAAAAGGGCAACTATCGGATAACGATTGAGGCGTGGAGAAACAAAGCAAGTCATTCACAATTTAAATGGCTCTTCGGTGGTATCTATCCGCAAACATTAATTTTACTTAACGACATAGGATATGAGTTTACCAATGTTGACCAGGTAGATATTTTCTGGAAAGAGTTATATGCTAACAAAGAATTATTAATTAGGGAAACCGGCGAAATTAGGTTAGTACCATTAAGCAAGTCTGAATTTTTAACCATTGATCACATGGCTTTTGTATCAAACATCCGAAACCATTGTATTAATTACTTGGGAAGTGATATTGAAGATCCTGATCCAGACTGGAAGCAGCGTAAACTTGAAATTCAGGCAGCTATTGAAAAGGAAGCACAGAACAAAATAAATGCAAACGAATTATGAAAGCACGTATCTATCACGAATACAGCGAACTCGACAAGCGAATGGAGTACTATGTTGAGAGCGATAATGTAAAAGTATGGTACTTTTTAGGCCAAATAACCGGATCATTATATATATCCATTTATCCTTATATGCCAACATGGAGAGAGTCAAGAAAGTTTCAGGAGGTCACCGGCAAAGATGCCCGAAGCCTGGCGAATAAATTATCTAAAAAATTAATCACTTGGAGCAAAAAAAGATTTGCACAGGTGAAAGAGATTAGTTAAATTTGACATGTTATTGATCCCCCTTTGCGGGGGTTTATTCGGTTGAATAAGTAACAAAGTAAAGTAATGACAGAGATAAAAGTCTATAAGACAAGCGAAAAGGTAATAATCTGGCTCCACAGAGAGAATAAATCTCAACAGTGGCTATCTGAGCAGTTAGGCCAGACCAGGCAGGCAATGAGCCAAAAAATAAGAGATAATATGTTTACCCCTGGTGATATCATCAGACTTCAGTTAATGGGTTGCCCGTTATAATTTTTTTCTGAAATAAATAACATTGTAAAGTAATGATAGGGTGGATTAAGTTGCATAGAAAATTGATTGAAAAATCATTTTATCGAAAAGACAGTGAGAAAGTTCATTTATGGATTCACCTTTTAATATCAGCAAACAGGGAGACAAGAGAAGAGATGCTTGGGGGTAAACCATATATTTGTAATCCAGGTCAATTTACCACCGGCAGAAAACAGCTCGCAATGGAGACTGGAATTTCTGAAAGCAAAATTGAAAGAATTATGACATACTTCGAGAAAATCGAACAACAGATTGAACAACAAAAAACGTCCACAAATCGCTTAATATCAATACTTAACTGGTCAGAATACCAACAAACTGAACAACAGATTGAACAACAAGTGAACAACGACCGAACAACGAGTGAACAACGAGTGAACACACCTAAAGAAGTAAAGAAGATAAAGAAAGAAAAGAAAATATATAGTGAGCAAGCTCACGCCCTTTTTTCTGATTTAGTTATTTTGTTTGATGAAAAATTAAGACCCGATACAGAAGCAAAAAAAGAGAAATGGTTATCGGTATGTGAAAAGTTATTAAAGACCAATAGCCACGAGCATATAAAAACCATTGTGAAGCGTGCCCGAATGGATAATTTTTGGAGCAGGCAGTTTTTATCTTTACCAAAACTATTAACATCTGATAAGAACGACATTAATTATTTTGTCAAATTCGATTTGCAATTTAACGGCAGGTCAGAAAGTGAAAAGCAAGCAGAAAAGTCTACAATGACATTTAATGTTCCAAAAATAGAAAATTTGAGATGAGGCAGGATAAAAATAAGTCTGTAATGATTATTCCAGAGGGCGGCAAAATACCTCCTCAGTCACCGGAAACTGAAGAGGCTGTACTTGGGGCAATTATGCTTGAAGAAGATGCGGCTATTCAAATAATAAGTATTTTAAAACCTGAAATGTTTTATGTCCCTGCACACCAGCACATATATACAGCAATTTATGATATGGTAATATCCGGTAAAGTAGTTGATATTATTACATTAATGAGTGAACTTCGTAAAAGAAATACGCTTGAAGAAGTTGGAGGCCCGGTATATCTTACTGAATTAATATCTAAAGTTGTATCTGCAGCAAATGTTTTATCTCATGCTTTTATTGTTAAACAGAAGTACGCAGCTAGGGAATATATAAGATTATCAATACAAATTCAATCATTGGCTTATGAGGATAGTGATATTACCGAAATTGCTGAGCTTGCGGAAAATGAGATATTAAAAATCTCAATGCAAACCGAAAATAAGGAGCCGAAAAGAATAGATAGTTGTGTTGATGAATTGCTAACTAATGTTAAAAAAGTAATAGATAATCCCGGTCAGTTGATTGGCTTACCTTCTGGTATGATAAAAATTGACAGGATCACAGGAGGGTGGCAAAAAAGTGATCTAATAATTATTGCAGCTCGTCCATCAATGGGTAAGAGTGCAATAGCTTCTATATTTGCAAAGAATGCAGCGTTATATAATTATCCGGTAGCATTCTTTTCATTAGAGATGTCAAATGAACAATTAACAGGTAGGTGGTTATCGGGAGTTTCAGGTTATTCCAATATGGAAATAAGAAACGGTAATTTGAATTTCAGTAAACTTGTTGAAGCAAGTGAACAAATAGCGGCATTACCAATTTATGTGGACGACACTCCTGCTATATCAATAGCCGAATTAAGATCAAAAACAAAAAAACTGATCATTAAGAACGGTATAAAAATGATCATTATTGATTATCTTCAATTAATAAAAGGAGAAGGAAATAGCAGAGAGCAGGAAGTTGCATCTGTTTCACGTGGATTAAAAGCAATAGCAAAAGAGTTTAATATTCCGGTTATTGTGTTAGCTCAGTTAAATAGAGAAGTAGAAGCAAAAGCAGATAAAAGGCCTGGTTTAGCCATGCTTCGTGAATCGGGGCAAATAGAACAGGATGCCGATATAGTAGCTTTTATTTATCGTCCGGCCTATTACGGAATAACCAACATAAACATAAACGGTGAAGAGTTAATAACAAAAGGTCTGATGATGTTTGATATTCAAAAAAACAGAAGCGGAGCATTATACCCGGTTCCTCTTTATCATAACGAATCATTAACGGTTATTTCGGATAACCACGAAGATATAAACGTAACACCATTTTAATTATGGCCCTCGAACAAATAGACTTGGTTTGGATAGCCCAGAAAATGGAACCAGGTAAATGGTATAATATCAAAAACGCTGAACAATTGAGGCAGTTCATGCAGCTTATCGATAAACGCTTCGGATTTGATAAGTTTACTTTGAGCCTCTCCCCTG